GGTCATGGACTGCTCCTATTAGGTGCTACGTTGGGTAGGCTTGTTCATTCGTAAGCCCGCTCTAGGAACGGGCTGGCGGATGAATTCCGGGGCAGGGCGGCGCGATTACTCAGCACCATCCCCGCCCGCACTGTTGGTTGCGCAACTCCCGGCTGGGCCGGCTCGCAATGCAGTGGTTCCCGGTCTACTCCCGGTGGTCATCAACACGATTACGCGCCATCGGTCGATTCTTGGCGTCCAACTGGATCGCGCTCTGTGCTGCCAGGTTCTGCACCTGGCCGGCCTTAGTCTGTTCAGCCACCTTGCACGAGCGGTTTTCGGCATCTTTCTGTTCAGGGCGTCCGCGATTTCCCCGGTCGCATCGCCTCTCGGCGGCTGCGGAACGTTTTGCACATCGGTTGTTAAAGAGCGGTACTGCGGTCCTGCTTCGTCAGCCGTTGGCCCAGTTGTGCCGGCAAACAATCCTGCTGACCTGGCGCTGGCATATGCCAAACTTCTCGCCGATTTCTTTCTGGAGGACACCAGACGCCGCGAGGCACCTGATCTCTCCGACCTGCGTTTCACTTAACTTCGCTCGGGGCGATTTGCCTTTGCGGCTGTTGGTTCCTCGCCCCTTCGCGCTCATGTCCTGCATGTTCTCGTCGTGAGTTCCAAGAAAAAGATGCTTTGGATTCACGCATCTCCGGTTGTCACACCGGTGAAGAACAAACAAGCCTTTCGGTATCGGTCCGTACGTCAACTCCCAAGAGAACCGATGCGCACCTTCGAGTCTTCCGACCCTTACGTGGAATCGACCGTATCCATGGGTGTCCATAGCGGCGGTCCATTCCCAGCATTCGTGGGTCTTGCTGACCTTGTTCCAAAACCTTTGCATTTCCATTCCTTCAACTTCTTTCCCATGCCCTTGCCACCTTTCTATGTGTGGAGGCTCTACGTCCTCTCGCTGGGATACGAGGCCGAGGGCTTGTTGCGGCGCCGGGTTTGCAGCGCATGGATGAACAATAGCAATACTTTGCTAGTTAGGTCAAGCAAAACTTTGCTAGTTTGCTTGGCAGGCTGAGCATTCGAGTACGATCCTCGAACAATTCTGTTACCTAGGAGGGGAGATGTCTGGAGCGAAGATTTGGGTTGCAGCGTGTTTGCTGGCAGTTTCGGGTATTGCCCGGGCGGAGCCAGCGGAGCGACTGCCGGCGGCTATACGGGATGCAATAAGGGATGGCGTCCCAGTGCTGAGTGCCCGGGAGATTTTTCTGGATTACGCCGCAAATGAGATATCCGCGGACCAGAAGTACAACGGAAATCCTATGATCCTCGGCGGGACGATTGCCAAAATTGCGCTGGCAGTGGACGGGGAGCCGTACGTAGTGGTAGCGGTCCCGGGGTCTGACGAGGCTACAGTTCGCCTTGGATTCCCCAAGACTGCAGTTCAAGGCTTGACGGCTTTAGAGGCCGGGCAGTCCATCATGTCCCTCTGTATTGGAAAAGGAAAATGGGGTTGGGGTGTTCATCTTTCTTGCGAGCCGGAGTGGGCGGTTATCCCAGTGGCAGGCGAACCCACAACGCCCAAAGCCATACCGCGCCATCAAGTGCAAGGAATGCTGAACGAAGCAGACCGACTGAATGGCGAGTGTCGCGGCGGGATGCCTGCGAATCCACGGACATCGGAAGCGTGCCGAGATCGTGACCTTTTGGTAACTCAAATTGGTCACGCTGGCTGGTGCTGGGGACATGCAGGTGAAGCTGGCTATCAACGGCAATGGGTTGAATGCCGTCCTGGAGATTGAGCCCCTGAAACAAAAAAGCCACCCGGAGGTGGCTTCTAACCGCAGTCGAATTCTTATTCTGCCGCTGATTTTTTGGCCTTCAGGGCCTGTTTCAAAGGAGCTTTTTTCGGCGAAGCTTTCTTGACGACATTGCGCAGCGATGGAGCATGATCCATGAAATTTGCGCCTGGTAGGTACAAAGCGCCGTTGATCATTCTAGAGGTCGTTGTGAGGATCATTTCCCGCAGCGAACTGTAGAGTATCGATAGACCATTCACGACAACGAGGTCCAGTGCGTCCTCCTTGGACTTATCCCCGCTATAGACAAAGCCCCCCATAATGGCAGCGGTGATGGCGTAGGGCGCCTTTTTTCCTTCACCGTTGTTGGGCACGCGGATACGTAGGAAGACGGGATATGCCGGGCGACCATCTCGCTCGAGTTCGTCATACTTGACGGCTATATCGAACTTAACCCCAGCCCAGTCGAAACCATCTGCATCCGAACTCTCATCGCCTTCTGGCATGTAAGGAACAATGGACAGCTCGCCGTAGACGATTGATTGAGTCTGAATAGGACTAGATTGCATCTACGCTGCCTCTGCGACACGAGCTTGATCACCGGCGGCATAGGACCACTGCATCGGCTCGACATTCATATTCAGCTCCCAGAATTTCTTCGGGGCAGGGGGCTGCGCATTGAGAAGGCGCGAAAAGCTCTCCCATTCGCGCGCATCTTGAGACTCTTGGGACTTACGCCCCTTTTTTGCTGCGATGGCACGCGGAACCACATCAACCTTGACAACACAATCCAGGGCCAAGGCGTACTTCAGCATCGACTTGAGGCTCAGGTTAGTGGATCCAGCGAGAATCTGTGAAATCTGAGACTGGCTTACTCCTGCGCGATCAGCAAACTCTTTCTGACTAAGATTTTCACTCTGTAGAAGCTTCAGAAGCTGCATTGCGAACTCATGTTTTGCAGAGGCTTCCCAATACGAGTCCCGCTCGCGGGCTTTTTTGACGAGTTCAGAAAATCTGCTCATGACAATCCTCGGTTCAGTTTTCTTTTATTTCGAGCGCATTCTGAGCGTGCGCTTCCATGTAGGCATTCTTTGCGGCAAGCAGAAGCTTGCGTGTCTTCTTAGAGACTTTATCGTCTCGTTTCACTTCCGCATACGGGCACAGCACCACCCTTCGATCTAAGCCGTAGAAGAAATAAAGCCGTAGGCAGCCCTTTCGGAGACGATAAATTCCCTCGCCTTCGACTGCTTCGTGGCAAATATTGCTGTTTCCATTGAAAATTCCTGGGCCATCAGGTGCATGTCCAATGGCTTCGATTAGGTCAATTAGACCAGAGGCATAGGCTTGATATTGCTCGTCGTCTAGCCATTCCTCGAGTGAGTCCTCGACAGGAGAGGAGTCTGCTGTGACGATCGCGAAAAGGCGCCAGCAAGGGGATTTGTCATCCTCGGTCTCCTCCCAGAGTGGACTCAACAGCATCGATCTTAACCTATAAGTAAAGTCGGGGTGTGCACATTTCAATGTGCTTGTGGGGTCTTTTTAACACTTTGTTGCGAATGCGCGCCAGCGCCGTAAACATTGAAGGCAGACTGCGTGCGCTGCCAAAAAGCGATCAAGACCGTACCCACTGCCCGGCTTCATCATCCCGCAGCCTGGCGCCAGCCCACACAACCTGACCAAGCACACGGGCAGGGTGGCCATTTTCCAGAGGGATGTCAGGGTAGGCGGGGTTGAACGATCTCGCGACCCAGCGCCCCGTCAGCTTGTCCTTGGCCACCGTCTTTACGATCATCTTGCCGTCATAGTTGATGGCATAGACGCCGCCGCCGGCCAAGTCGCGCAGCGTCAGGTCTTCGTTCGGGACAACGAGCAGGGCGGCGCCATCCTTGATGATGGGTTCCATACTGTCGCCTTTTGCGTACACCACCTTAGCTTTCCCAGAATCTGCGCCAACAGAACGCAGGAACGAGCGGCGAAACTGCAGCACGCCGGTCTGCGTTTCGTCGTGGTTCTCGATGCCGTCGCCAGCAGCCAGCCGCACGTCGGCCAGCTCCGGCACCGCCTCAAACTCATCGTTCTCAGCCAATGGTGCACCTGGGCCAGCATTAGCCACAACGCTGTCCCGCATTGCTATTCGGGGTTGCGGTGCCTTGTCCGCCTGATATGTGGTTCGCCCGCCTTCCCAAGGAGCGGGCAATCCAGGAATCCGCATAGGAAAGGCGTCGTCAGCTTGGTCCATGTCGACCAGGCCGCCGGGTTTGTGGTCTCGCAAGGGCAGATTCGATTTAAGCGGTGCCACGGCCGGGGCGGCATCGTGAGGACGCAAGAGGTCCCACGGCTCGACTCCAAGGACTTCGGCCAGAGTCTCGACCTCCCCGAACTTCGCGGAAGGCACTTTGCCGCTCTTACTCGGCTGCCGCCTACCTGGGTTTAGGTAGAGGCTGATTGTGGTCTGACCGATCCCCGACAATTTCGCAAGCGACGCCTGCTTATGGCCGGCTTTCTCCATAAGTCGTGCGAGGTTTGTGGCGAGGATGTCGTTTAAGGATGGCTTGCTCATGCGCGGAGTGTGCAATTTCTTGCTAGCAAAGTGTTGCTTGATCGAATAGCAAAACTTTGCTAAGGTGCGCTTATGAACACACCACTCGACCAAGATATTCGGAGCCGGCTACTCGCCCGTCGGGGTGAATGGCCCGCCATCGCCGCCTCGTCCGGCGTCTCACATTCGTGGATCTCCAAGTTTGTGCGGGGCCAGATACCGAACCCCGGCTACACGACGCTGACTCGTCTTGGCGCGTGCCTGGGTATCCGGGGGTTGCGCCGCGCCGTGGCTGCCGCTGATGCCGCAGCAGTGATCGCCGAAGAGGCGAGGGCGGCATGACCACGCGCACCTGCGTTTTCCGCCTGGACACAGCCTTCCTTGATAGCCAAGTAAGCGATTTTTCGTCGGCTCTCGATCAAGCCGTATCCAGGGGGTCATCTCTTCAAAGCCTTTTGGATCGCTTCTCTGGCGACATCGATAGCGCGTTGGCGAATGTCATTCTCGGTGATGGTGTGTCCACATCCCTGGCAGATGGCTCCATCGAAGTCTTGTATCGACCGAGGCTGGGCGGCAACTTTGAATTGTTGATTTCCGCACTTCGGACAGCCGAACGAAACGATGTTCTCGGGCATGAGAGTTCCCCCAACGTAGAAGAGGTGAGTGTAGGAACCACCGATTCTACGTTGCGCGGGAACCACGGCGGGGAGGGGGCATGACATCAATGCACCGTCGCCGATTCGCGGCCGTCGGTCGCCCACGCCATGCGGTCACGCTCGGCGCACAGCTCCTGAAACAAATCCATGACGGCCTTTTCGCTGGGTGCCTCAAACATCCGGCGGGCCAAGTCCTGGGCATTGATCAACAACTTCTCCGTTTCAGTCATGAAACACACCTCGCTCTTTGTTCATAAGGAAGTACTCAATGAGCACGCAACCAGTATCCCCACAGCAAGATGAAATGGCACGCAAGGCGCCAGAGCTTGTGTGGAACGGCCCGCAAGAGTCTGCAATTGGTCGTACCTATAGCACCTGGCGCGGGCTCTTCACGCGCTGCTTCAACCCCATCGACCGAAATTTCAGCAAGTACGGTGGCCGCGGAATCACGGTGTGCCCCCGCTGGTTCGACTTCAATGTTTTTGTAGACGACATGGGGTTGCGACCCGAGGGAAAGACTCTGGATCGCATCAACAACGACGGCAACTACGAACCTGGTAATTGCCGTTGGGCCACGCCACTTGAGCAGGCGCGAAACACACGGCGGAACAAGGTTGTGCTGGTCGGCGGAAAGCCGAAGTTTCAGGTAGAGATCGCTCGTGAGTATGGGTTGGCCGACTCCACCGTGATGCGTCGGCTGCAAGCTGGGATACCGGTCGACGTCGACGCGTATTTCAAGCGTCAAAAGCTGAACCGTGACGAAGTGGCAGAAGTGAAGGCTCTTCTAGGTAAGGGATTGCCACGCAAGCTCATCGCCGAGAAGTACTCGATCAGTGTCCAAGCCGTCGGCATGATCGCCCGCGGCGAAGTGTGGAAGGAGATCGCGTGATGAAAGAGGACGCGCTTATGACTGCACGACGGTACTTGTCGCTTTCATTGCAGAGAATCGGTTCAGTCGGTCAGAAAAAGATTGCTGAACAATTGGAACTGTCGGAAGCAACGCTTTCGCGGTTTGTCGCAAATGACCTGGAGCGTGCATGCCAGGTTCTTTCGATGGCCGGCCTACAGGTGTGCCCTAAGGATGTCGTGGTGGTCAGCCGCGATGACATTCAGGCGCTGGAACGCATGGCGTTCAAGTACTTGCAGGCCCGTATAGAAGCTGACAGCGGGGGCTACTGACATGGCTGATATCACCCTGGTTCGTCAGCAACCTGTCCAGGCATCTGAGCAGGAGAAAGAAGCCGCGCGTCGGATGATCTTCGGCATGGTGGACGGCCTGGGTGAACGCGGGCGTAAGCAATGGCGCCGGCTGTGGAATCAGCTGGTTCGGCTTGAGCCGGGCGAGATGCTGTCGATCACCACGCACAAAGAGCGCACCGGCTGGTACCACCGCAAGCACATGGCGTTGGAGTCGGCCCTGTTCGAAGCACAGGAACGGTTCGAAGAGTTCGAAGCGTTCCGCGCTTGGCTGAAGACCGGCAGCGGCTTCGTTGACTGGTACCCGGGCCCGAAGGGCGGCGTGATCCCGGTGCCGCGCTCAATCAGCTACGCAAAGCTGGAGCAGGCCGATATGGAGCAATTCCATGAGGATGCCGTTGCCTTCCTGCGCACCGCTCATGCCCAAAAAACTATGTGGCCGCATCTGCCGGCCGCGCGCGCCAGCGAAATGCTGGAGCTCGTCTTGCAAGGATTCGGCGAATGAAAGGCCGTACCCCCTCCGCGGAACAGAAGCGATTCTGGGATCTGCTTGTCACGAACATTGGCTGCGTTGCGTCTCGTATGGATGGATTCTTTGATGGCCACTGCTCAATTCATCACATCGACGGGCGCACCAAGCCCAACGCGCATTGGCTGGTGCTGCCGCTGTCCGCTGGGAACCACCAGGACGGAACGGGCGCGCCTGGCCGCATCGCCGTTCATCCCTGGAAGGCTCGATTCGAGGCCCGTTACGGGCGTCAGATCATTCTGTTGGTCTGGTGCATTGAACAACTACAGGCTCAAGGCTTGGATGTCCCTGACGACGCCCTGCGCGCTGTTGGAATGCTGGAGCAAGCATGAATTATTACCCGCACCAGAAAACTGACTTTACGCCCGGCACGAAGATTAGCCGGCTGCCTGCGGTCTATGCGCTGGCCACGGCCGATATGGCATTCATCAAAATTGGCAAGACGATGTCTATCAAGCAACGTCTCATCAACATTCAAAGCGGCTGCCCGTTTGAGTTGTCCCTGTGGTTGACGATACGGACGCCGAAGGCGGCCGAGGTAGAGCGGGCGGCACATGGCCTGCTTGCCCATTGCCGCACGCGGGGCGAATGGTTCGCACCCTCGGGCAAGGATCTTGATCTGATCGCCGCGTTCTTTCACGCGACCAACTTGAACGTGAGGGAGGCGACCCGTGCACTACTTTAAACGCAACATTGGCGACTATCACAAGAAGGCCGGCCGCCTATCCATGCTTGAGCACGGTGCGTACACGCTTCTGATTGATTCGTGCTACGACCGTGAACGCTTCCCCACGATGGATGAGGCAATCGACTGGTGCTGGGCTCGTACGGACGAAGAAATAGCGGCAGTTCGGTTCGTTCTTGGGAAGTTCTTTGAGCTGGTTGAGGGTCGGTACGTGCAAGCCCGCATTCAGGAAGAAATCGACGCATATCACGCCAAGGCGTTGAAGAACAAAGAGATCGCAGAAGAGCGTGAGGCAAAGCGCCGCACGGCTCGTGAAAAGCCGTGCACGGAACGTGCACAGGGCGTGAACGATTCGCCACCTAACCAAGAACCAATAACCAATAACCAAGAAACAAAAGAACACCCCCCTACCCCCCGCAAGCGGGGGAGTGGATTTGACGCAGCTGCAATCGAGTTGCCGGACTGGCTTGACCGCGAAGACTGGCAAGGCTGGGTTGCCGACCGAAAAGCTCGCAAGAAGCCGGTGACGCAAGAGGCCGCCAAGCTCCAGCTCAAACAGCTTGCCGACTTGCGCGAGGAAGGGCACCAGCCCAGCGCCGTAATCGCCAACAGCATTGCAAGCGGATACCAGGGGCTGTTCCCGCCCCGAACTCAAACCCGAACGAAATCGAACGGAGCAACAGCGCATGGAAACTTCAGCCAGCAGGACTATCACGCCGGGGTTGCAGCCGATGGCACGTTTTAAAACTGAGCAATCCGCCCAGCGCTGTGAGCAGCACGGGGAATACACGGCCATAACGTACATGGGCCATACGTCCGGCTGCCCCGCTTGCATTAAGCAGCAGCAAGAGCGTGAGGCGAGCGAGGCACATGCCAAATGGATGCTGGAGTTGCGCCAGCGCCGCGTCAACGAGCTGCTGGGCCGCGCTGCAATCCCGCCTCGGTTCGCCGACAGGACGTTGGGGAATTTTGTGCCGCATGCAGAAGGGCCCAAGAGGGCGCTTGCGGTGGCCAAGAGCTTCGCAGACGGCTTCGATGAATGCCTAAAAACCGGCCAGAGCATCGTTTTCTGCGGCGGCGTGGGGGCTGGGAAAACGCATCTGGCCGTCGGGGTGTGCCATGAGGTGATTAAGCAGGATCGCGTGGCCGTGTTCTCGTCGGTCATCGGCGCCGTGCGCTCCATCAAGGATACCTATCGCAAGGGTTCCGAGCTGACCGAGGCTGAAGCCATCCAAAACCTGGTTGAGCCGGACCTTCTAGTCTTGGACGAGGTCGGTGTGCAGTTCGGCAGCGAAACCGAAAAGATGTACCTGTTCGAAGTGATCAACGGTCGTTACCAGGCGCTGAAGCCCACGATCGTCATCAGCAATTTGGCCAAAGACGCGCTTACGGAATACCTGGGCGAACGAGTTTTGGATCGGCTGCGCGAAGGTGGTGGTCGGATGGTTATTTTCGACTGGCCGAGCTATCGCCGGCTTGCGGGGCAAGGAGAGCAATCATGAAATTCGCAGAACAGGACAGGTATGGGCAGGCAGTCATCAATAGCCTGCGCATCTACGGCCCGATGACGGTACGAGAAATTGCCGCGGCCATCGGGTTGAGCGTGAACGGGACAGACCACGCCATCAGAAGAATGATGTGTCGGGGACAAGTCGAACGCACTGGAGAGCGAAAGGGCGTCGGCTCTGGCTGCGCGAACATCTACCGCTGGGTGGACATCGAAGAGGAAGACAACGAGCTCATGATTAACGAGGTTGCCCGGCGCCGGGCGATTGAAGCCGCGGAAACGTTCGTCCGGGGCCTGCGTTCTGGGTACATGCCCGGTATGTTCGACCCTTTCCGCGTGCTGCGGGCGCAGGTGGGAGCATGAAACAAATGGACGTAGCCCTGGATCCGATGGGGGGCACGCTTCAGACCGGGCGTATCGAATTTTCTCCGGACTATCGAAGCCTTCCTTCGTCCGCAAACCTTCCCACGCCATGCCATTGCATCGGACCGCAGCCGGGGGAGAAGCTATGCCCCTGCGCATTGCGTGTGACGCCGGACAGCATTGTGCGAGCGCCGGTAATCGCCAAACCGATCGATCGCGGAATTCTGGCCCTTGACCCAGGGACGGAGCAGACCGGTTGGTGCCTGCTTCTGAAAGGGGGTTGTTCTCGGGTCGGGTGTTGCTCCTAATGCCCTAATGCTGGAGAAAGTCCAAGCGCGTGGCGCTTCGACGTTGGCGGTGGAGATGATCGCCAGCTACGGAATGCCGGTAGGCAAGGAAGTGTTCGAAACCTGCCTATGGATTGGTCGTTTCGTCCAGGCATGGCACGCCCCGGAGTTGGTCAAGCTGGTCTACCGGAAGGACGTGAAGATGCATATTTGCGGCACCACGAAGGCGAAGGACGGAAACGTCCGCCAAGCAATTATCGATCTCTACCCGGCATCAGGGGGTGGGGCGACCCCCCAAATCGGCACCAAGGCCCAGCCAGGCCCCCTATACGGGGTGTCCAGCCACGCATGGCCGGCTATCGGGGTGGCTTTGACCATCCAGGCGCAGCAAGGAGCGATGTGATGGAAGACCTACGCAAATGGGAGTTCCGCGACCCGATGCAGGTGGTGATGAGCAAGCAGCAGGCCGCCATCAACCGATCCTGCGCTGGCTGTGCCCATGCCAAGACGGTAGAGACGCCATTCGGCGACACGCTGAGCCGATGCCTGAAGGGCAAGCCATACGGGAAGAAGTGCAACCGCTACGAGGTGGCCAATGGATAACAGTCTGCCGCCGTGGGTAGAGGACGAGATCCACAACTGGGCTCGCGCGCAGTGGGAAGGAGAGTGGCCGGGACCGGGGCGGCCAGTCCATGAAGAGCCGGCTGTCTGCGCGTTCCCGCCCGAGCCAGGCCACGAAGACGACGATGAGCCGGCGCGCATTCCCGTTAACCACGACCGTGCGCGCAAGGTGAACCGCCTCTATGAGGCGTTACCACTGGCGGAACAGCGTGTGATCCAGGCGGAGTACACGCGACGCAACGAGTACGGCGACTTGCCTCCGCACCTACGCCAGGACAAGGCGTGCCGCGTGATCGGGATCGCGCTGCCTTACTACAAAGTGGCGCTGGGCAGTTTCAAGCAGCAGGTATGGAGGATGTTCGAATGAAGTACGCGCACGAAGTTATCGACCTGCTGGGGGCTTTCCCGGGACGTCGGTTCAAGATGCGGCAGATCATTAACCATGTGGCGCCGAGGGCAGATCAGCGCCAGCGCGCTGTGGTCCGCACTGGCGTGTGGCGCGTCCTGGTTGCTTTGGAAGAATCCGGTCAGATCGCCAGCACCCGAGACGAGGTGGAAAGCCGAGTCCATGTCGAGTACTGGTGGGAAACCATAACATCGACTTCTGGAAAAGCATTTCAGAAACCATCACAATACGTGCGGGAACTTGCGCCTTGAAGAAGAGCGATGAACACGAGAACGTGTTTCGCGCCAAAGCGCTAGTGTCCATCCGCTCAGCTTCATTCACGGACCAAGGAGTTTGGTCAAGTCTGTAATAGCGTTCCCTAAGCCAACGATCGACTTGGCGGTGTTGGTTGCCTTATTCGCGGCGGCGGTTGTTCGGTCGATAAAGCTCACCAACTTTTTCAGCACTGTAGTTTGAGTTTTATCACCGCTGTCCACCGCTTCCTTGAGCACCTCGACGTCGCTATGAAGAGCTCCGACAGATCGCTCAAGAGATTCTCTGATCTTCTCAACCCCACCAATTGAATACAGGTTGATAGATCGTTTAATCCCTTCAAGGTGCTTTTCGATCGCAGTCTTCAGTTCCAAAGGCACGTCATCCTGCCCTAGTAGAGTCTCTAATTCGCGGATAAGGTCAGTCATTTCCGACAGGTCTTCATCGGAAATCTGGCTTTCGACTTTTTCCAAGACTGCTGACGACCAAACCAAGCTCACGAATGTTAGCTCGTCCAGCGCATGTGTCACACTGGCCCAGGGGTTGCTGAAGTTCCCAATAGACAAGGCAGATTTAACTTGGTGGATTGCATGCTTGTACCCTCGCGGGAGAATGCCGCGGCTTTTCAACTGTTTCTGCAGTTTTGTTGCTTGTTCATCTGCCTCGATCAGGTATTCAGAAACTGTTATTGCGTTCCACCCGTCTCGGCCTGTGTGCTTTTGAAGTAGCGGCTTCCATTCGTCCAGTGCGCTTTTAGATCCAGGCGTGGTGATTCTATGTGCCTGAATGGCCTCCATAAGCGCTAATAGACGAGCTGCAGAGTTTTTGACGGAAGGCATATTCTTGCTGCATTAGTTGTGGAAAGGGGCTTATAGCATATTGTTACAGATGATGTCTGTTCAAGGTTAGAGCTGCCCATATAAGGAAATAAACAAATGGCGCTGACAGACAAACAGCGCCGCTTCGTGGATGAGTACCTCGTTGACCTCAACGCCACGCAAGCGGCGATAAGGGCGGGGTATAGCCAGAAGACTGCCTCATCCCAAGGCGAACGCCTGTTGAGGAATGTTGAGGTTTCCCAGGCCGTCCAGGACTCGCAGGCGAAACGGTCGAGCCGAGTACAGGTGGACGCCGACTACGTCCTGCGCCGCCTGGTAGAGATCGACCAGATGGACGTGCTGGACATCATGCGCGAGGACATGTCTCTCAAGCCGGTGTCTGAGTGGCCCCTGGTGTGGCGCCGGTATCTGTCCGGCTTTGACCTCGGAGAGATGTTCGAGGGCCGCGGCGAAGAGCGGGAAATGATCGGCATCCTGAAGAAGATCAAGTGGCCGGACAAGGTGAAGAACCTTGAGTTGCTTGGGCGCCATGTGGGCGTAAGGGCGTTCCGCGATCAGGTGGAGCACATGGGTAAGAACGGCGGCCCGATGGAATTTGCCACTCTGTCCAAAGAGGAATACCGTCAGGCCCGCCGCGAGATGCTGGCGAATGACGACTGCTGACCAGCGTGACTATGCCCGACGCCTAGAGTGCGAGGAAGACGGGCTGTATTTCGCCCGGTACTTCTTCAAGCAGCGCATGGGCAACAAGATGATCGTTGCCCCGCACCACAAGGTTATCCAGGACACGCTGGACCGTGTGGTAAGCGGTGAGATTACGCGCCTGATCATCAATATCCCGCCCGGGTACACCAAGACAGAGCTCGCGACGATCAACCTGATTGGGCGCGGCCTGGCGCTGAACAACCGCGCCCGGTTCATGCATCTGTCGTACTCGCACAACCTGGCGCTGCTGAACTCCAGCACGGCGCGCGGGGTCATCAAGTCGCAGGCCTATCAGGCAATGTGGCCGATGGCGCTGAAGGACGACGCCGACAGTAAGGCCATGTGGTGGACTGAGCATGGCGGCGGCGTGTACGCCTCGTCGGCAGCCGGCCAGGTCACAGGCTTTCGGGCTGGCCACATGGAACCGGGCTGGCAAGGCGCGCTGATCATTGACGACCCGGTCAAGCCCGACGACGCATATAGCGACACGGTCCGGGGCGGCATCAACGACCGCTTCAACGAGACGATCAAGTCCCGCTTGGCGATCGAGACGACGCCGATGATCGTCATCATGCAGCGCATCCACTATCAGGATCTCAGCGGATACTTGCTGCGGGGCGGGTCCGGAGAAAAGTGGCATCACCTGAATCTCCCGGTGATCATCGACAACAGCGATCCTTACCCGAGCGAGAACACGCACGGGATACCGATTTCGCACGGCCTGCCTGACGGATGGCTGTGGCCCTACAAGCACAACGAAACCCACCGGACGGCGCTCTTTGCCCACCGCCGCACTGCCGAAGCTCAATACATGCAGCGGCCGCGCCGGTTCAATGCCGAGGGCGCTTTGTGGACTGAGGCGTTGATCGCCGCGGCGCACGCGCTCCAGATTCGACATGACCGGAATCGAACTGTGGTTGCGATCGACCCGCAGGCAACGAACAGCGACGAGAGCGACGAGACCGGCATTGTGGTTGCCAGCTCCTACGGCGCTGGCGATGCCAAGCAATACTCGGTCGATGGCGACTACAGCGGCAAGTTCTCCCCTAACGGCTGGGCAACCAAAGCAATGGGCGCCTACGACCAGCACCGCGCCGACGCGATCGTCATAGAGACGAACCAGGGAGGCGACATGGCCGAAGAGACTTTGCGCAATGCAGGTTTCAAAGGCCGCATCGTTCGCGTGCATGCCAGCAAAGGCAAGTACGCCCGGGCCGAGCCCATATCGGCGCTGTACGAGCAGGGAAGGGTCGCCCATCAAGGCAGCCTCTACCTACTTGAGAACCAACTTATGGAATACGTCCCTGCCACCGCGAAGAAATCGCCCGACCGGCTGGACGCAATGGTCTACGCACTCACAGAGCTCGGTGGCGCCAAGCCCATCGGCATGCTTCTCCCAGGACGGTAAATGGCAATCTTCAAGGTCACGCAGCGCGATAGTGGCAAGTCCATGGTCGTGCGGGCGAAGTGCGTCTCGTGCGCGCGCACCGTGGCTGTCGAGAATGCCGGGGCCGAGGGTACAGCCGTCTGGCGCGACCCGGATCAATCGAGCGTTGACCTAGTGCGCCACGACGACAGGCCCGGCCTGATTCTCAAATCGGAATGAGCATGTCAGACACGAACAACAGCGAACAGCTTCAGTTGGCGGTGAATGCCGCACTGAGCCAGGCGCAGATCGCTCGCGCCCGTATGGGCCTGCTGGGCGGCCAGGGGATCGACAACAAGCGGCCCCAGGCCTGGTGTGAGTACGGATTCCCCGAAGAGATCGAGTTTTCCGACTTCTACGCGCTGTATCGCCGTGGCGGCATCGCTCACGGCGCCATCGGAAAGATCACGTCCGCGTGCTGGAAGACGAATCCTTGGGTGATCGAGGGCGACGACCAGGACAACGCGACCGATGAGACCGCATGGGAGCGCGGCAACAAGCAGGTCTTCACGCCGAAGTTCTGGCGGGCGGTGGCCGAGGCGGACAAGCGCCGTCTGGTGGGTCGTTACTCGGGCCTGCTGCTGCAAGTGCGCGACAGCGGTCGCTGGGATGAGCCCATCAAGCGCAAGGGCTCGCAACTGGTCAAGATGATCCCGACCTGGGCCGGAAGCCTCAAGCCGGCAGGGTTCAACACCAACGCGCAGGACGAGGGATACGGCACTGTCTCCAAGTGGCAGTACACCGAATACGGGATGGAAGGGAATGCTGGGCGCAAGGTGGATATCCACCCTGACCGCGTGTTCATCCTGGGCGATGCCTCATGTGATGCCATCGGTTTCCTGGAGCCGGCCTACAACGCCTTCGTCAGCCTGGAGAAGGTTGAAGGTGGCTCGGGCGAATCGTTCCTGAAGAACGCCTCGCGCCAACTGTCGGTCAGCTATGACAAGGAAGTGGACTTGGGCAGCATCGCCCAGGCCTATGGCGTTTCGCTGGACCAGTTGCAGGCGCGCTTCAATGAGGCGGCCCGTGAGGTCAACCGCGGCAACGACGCTTTGCTGGTCACGCAGGGGGCCACGGTCAACCCGCTGGTTACCGCCGTTGCTGACCCCGGCCCGACGTACAACGTCAACCTACAGACGGCCGGCGCCGCGCTGGACATCCCCAGCAAAATCCTGGTCGGCATGCAGACCGGCGAGCGCGCCAGCTCCGAAGACCAGAAGTACTTCAATGCACGCTGCCAATCGCGGCGTGCCGATTTGGGTATGGAGATCCACGATTTGGTGGGGCACCTGACGCGCATCGGCGTGGTCAAAACCATATCCGAATACACGGTGATGTGGGACGACCTTACCGAAGCCACGCAGGCCGACAAGCTGGGCAACGCCAAGGTGATGAGCGAGATCAACCAGACCGCTCAGAGCTCAGGCGCAGAGGTCTTCACCGCGGATGAGATCCGCGAGGCGGCAGGATACGACCCCAGCGACGACCCCGAGCCATTGCCCGACGAAGACGAGGACGACGATGGCTCGATCACCGATCCTGCCGAGTAATCAGGCAGACCCTACAGGGGTAGATCGGCTGGAGCGGGGCGCCATGAAGGACTTTGATCGGCGCACGCGACGGATTCGGAATGGCTACGTTGAAGCGCTTGGCCGTATTCCAGCCGAGCCGGTGGTGAACAAGCGCTATACGTTTCGCCTTGATCAGGCGCTGCTGTCGTCGATCTTCGCTGACACAGACCGACTCGTTGACGAGATCCTGCTGGAAGGCGGCGAGCGCAACCTTTGGCTGTTCGAATCGTATGTGGGCGTCGCGTATCAGCGCGGCACAGCGCAGGAGTTCGCCAACCTTGGCCAGCAGTCGCCGGCCTACAAGGCGGGGCGTGACTCTCTGCAAGCGTTGCTCAGATCCGAGCCCTACCAAGCGCGTCTGTCCCTGGTGAGAGCGCGCCAGTTTGAGGAAATGAAAGGTCTGTCCGGTCAGGTCAAGGCGGACATGTCCCGCATCCTGTCCGATGGTATCGGCCGGGGCTTGAACCCGCGCGACATCGCCAGGAATTTGACGGAGCAGACGGGCATAGAGGCCCGCCGCGGTCACCGCATCGCACGTACTGAAGTTCCGATGGCCCTACGCCGTGCCCGCTGGGACGAGCAAGATCAGGCCCAGGAAGATTACGGCACCCAGGCGAAGCTGATGCACATGTCTGCACTCAGCCCGACCACGCGCCTGACGCATGCCCGCCGGCACGCGAAGCTGTTCACCAGCGAAGAAACCCGCGAGTGGTACGCACGCGACGCCAACGCCATCAACTGCAAGTGCAGCCAAGTATCGGTCCTGGTGGACGAGAAGGGCGAGCCCCTTGTGCCTGCGATTGTCGACCGGGCGCGCAAGAACTACCAGGTGATGAAAGACAAAGGCAACGGCCCCTGGGCCGATGACAAGGAATAGCCATGCCGATGCAGGTAAACATCCGCACGCAGGTCAACAGCAAGTCCATCCGCCGCGAGCAGCACAACGGCCGTGATCACATCGTCATCCCGAGCTACACGATGCCGTTTGACGTAGTCATGAACGGCGGTCTGTATCCGAAAGACCAGATCGTCGCCAACTACAAGAAGCTCGAAGGGACGCTGGCGCCGCTTGGTCACCCGACCGTAAACGGCGCGTTCGTGTCGGCCTTTTCTCCGGAAGGCATAAACCTGGGGCATATCGGCGCCTGGAACCGCAACACGAAGCTTGTCGGCAACCGCGTCTACACGGAAAAGTGGATTGACGTGGAGGTCGCACAGAACTCGGAGGGCGGCCGACGCGTGATTGAGCGCGTAGAGCAGCTTGAGAAGGGGGAGGGTGAGCCGGTGCATACCAGCGTCGCCGTCTTCCTGGAGCGTGAGCCCGCCGTCAACGCCGATGGCTACGAATGGACCGCCAAGATCCACGGCATCGACCATGACGCCATCCTTCTTGACGAGCCAGGCGCCGCCACCCCAGAGCAGGGCGTGGGCCTTATGGTCAACGCGGACCAGGCCAAGCCGCTCCATGTCAATGCCGGAGCGCTGGTGGGCGAATCCTTCCGAGAGCGCGAGAACCGCATCCAGGCCGCCGCCAAGACGCGCTTCGCCCCGGGTTCCGAGGATTACGTCTGGGTTGCCGATTTCACCGATACCCAGGCTGTCCTGGTGCGTAACGGCGGCGTGGCCGAAGTCTACGGATATGCCACCGAGGGCGGAAAAATCGTCTTCGATGACGTCGGCTCCCCGGTGGTCCGTCAAGAATCCTGGGTCACCACCGTAGTGAACAGCGTCAAACGAATTTTCAACCATCAGGCTCGGCCTGATAACACTCTGGAGGGCAATATGCCTCTGACCGCTGAAGAAAAGGCCGAGCTGACCACCGATATCAGCAAAGCCGTCGCCGCCAACGTGGCGGAACAACTCAAGCCTCTGACCGCCAAGGTTGAGGGCTTGGAGACCAACCACAAGGCCCTGTCTGACGCCCTGACCGCCAACGCCAAGGCCGAGGAAGCTGACAAGCGTAAGGCCGTGGCCGAAGTGCATGGTGACATCGTCGCCAATGCGCTGCATGGCGAGCCCTTGGACGCCATGTTCAAGGCGCTGGGCACTGCTGCGCCGATCACCAACGGCCAGGTTGCCGATTCCGGCAAGCCGCGCTTCGACGAAGTCCCGGAATAAGGAGGCCAGATCATGGCTGTGAAATGGAACAAGATTTACCGTGGCGGCGTTCATCGCACCACCCCCGAAACGCGCGAAGTGAACGCGCCGGCCACGGGCACCTTTCTGCCCGGCACGGCGGTCACGATCACCTCTGCCGCCGGCGATATGAC